TATAGGCATAAAACACTCAAATGGTAATGAAGTAATAGAACTAAATGATAATGTTTATACAATATTAAGAAATCCTGAAGGTTCTAATACCTTGTATATGGGTGATTCAGGAGATAGAGGTAATTATTACGACAATAACCATCACAATTTTAGACCCTTTGGTGGTGGTACTGCATTTGTTAGGATACTTTCAAGTGGTATAAATGTTCAATCAGGTGGCTATCAAATAAATGGAACTACTGTAATAGACTCATCTCGTAACCTTACAAACATAGGAACTATAAATTCGGGAAATATAAGCGTTGGTGCTGTTAATAGTTCACAAACTATAACCACATCTAATGCGGCAGGTTTTGTAATAACAAATCAAGGCAAACTTTATTCTAATTCAAATAATTTGTATTTAGAAACCTTTACAAATGGTACTGGTATTGTTCTTAACGCTAGAACTGGTTATTTAACTTTTAAAAATAATGGAACTAATAAATTTCAAATAACATCATCAGATGATTTTAATTTTTATAGTGGTAATTTAACCAACATAGCAACTATTACAACAAGTGGTGATGTACAAATTGGTGCTTCAAATGTTGCCGGAAATCACGCACTAAAGGTTTATCACACAGATAATTTTGAAACAGCAAAATTTGCATCCAATCAACTTGGGTCTTTAGCAAGATTTACTAATTCTTCAAGCAGTATAGAAATAGGTAATCAAAGTGGAGAAGCTGTATTCAGAACTGGTAGCACTGTTAGATTGGCGGCTAATGCAAATGGTGATGTAAGAATTGCAACTGGTCACTTACAAATGGGTAATACAACTGTTATTACATCAGGAACAAGAAACTTACAAAACATAGGAACTATCTCTAGTGGTGCTATAACAAGTACAGGACTAACAGTATCTACTGCTTCATCAGTTCCAACATTCAACATAATTACAACACATCCAAGCGGTATACCTATTTTAAATTTAAAAGGAGCAGCTTCGGCTCAAATAAGATATCAAGATGAAAATGGTAATAATCAATCAAGAATAGATTTTGATGATGCAGGTGCTTTTAATTTTATTGATGCTACAGATGGTTCATCTCATTTACTAATAAACAATTCAGGTAACGCTACCTTTACAGGAACTATCTCAAGTGGTGCGATTACAAGTAGTGGAAATATTTTCATGTCTACCAATGGAAGCATACTTAGAAATTCAGGTGGTGCTTTACAACTTCAGTCTGATGCATCTCAGGTTATATTAAGGTCTAATAATAATACTGCTTTAACACTAGATACTTCTCAAAATGCTACCTTTGCAGGAACTATCTCTAGTGGTGCTATTACAGCACCATCAATAAGTAATTCAGGCACAGTAACAGTTAACAACACAGGAACAGGTGTAACACTTACTGTCAATAGAGTTTCAGGACAGCCTAATATCAAAGCAGGTACAGATGATGGTGGTTATCTAATTATGGATTCAAGTGGTGGAATGGCTGCTTTAAACTGGTATACATCAGATAATGTCATTCTAGCTTTAGGTGGTGGAAAGGTAGGGGTGGGAGATAATACTCCCACACAAAGATTAGATGTAGCAGGAAATATTGGTATAAGTGGTACTGAAATCATTACTTCCTCAAGAAACCTAGTTAATATAGGTACTATTTCTTCAGGTGCAATTACAGCAGCATCAACAATTGACCAAATCTTAACTCTTAATCAAACCGATTCAAGCACTTGGAATTATATTGGCTTTCAAAATCAAGGGACAAGAAAGTGGTATACAGGTATAGATGGATCAGGACAGTATGTAATTGGTGCTGATACTAATAATGCTGTTACTTTTTCTAATATTTCAGCTTTAAAAATTGGTTCAACGACTTTTATAGATGCCTCTCGTAACCTAACGAATATAGGAACTATAGCCACAACAGGAAATATACAGGTTAGCTATACAGGAAATAGCACAAATGATGCAGGTATTTATGTTGCAAATGATTCAAGTGATTGGGGTATGTACATTAATAAAACTGGCACTAGTACTTATGGCTTAAAAATTGCGGCTGATGGTGCATATCCATTCCAAATAGTAAATTCAAGTCAAGTAGAAAAATTAAGAGTAGATACAGACGGCAATTTAACATTAGCAGGAACTATATCTTCAGGTGCAATTACAAGTACAGTGGTAAATACTGGAGATGCTACATTATTAACACTTCACCATGATACTGGTGCTGATCTTGCACAGCAGAAGTCTTTTATTGATTTTAGCTTTGAAGATGACAATACAAACGAAACTCCTCAAGTAAGAATTGGCGCAGAGGTTGGTCAAAATGCTAATGCTGATAGCCAAATAAAAGAAGGTTCTGGTGCGTTTGTGGTTTATACAAACAATGCGGACACCACTTCTGGAGCAGCCGGAACTTCCTTAGCAGAAAGACTAAGAGTCGACTATCGAGGTTATGTTGGCATTAATAATGCTACTCCAAGTTCACTACTTGACGTTAATGGAACAGTAACTTTTAAAGCAGCAGGAAATGGATGGGCAGACAACTTAAACTTAATGTCTAGTGATGGGACTAATAAATGGAACTTGCTTGTTGATGATGGATTTGCAGATGGCTTAAGATTTGGCTATAACCAAAGTGCTAGAGTTGAGTTTTCAACTGCAGGAGTTGTTACTGCTACCGGGTTTACAACGCCCGGAAGTATATCAGGAGGATTTACAAGAGCTTATGTAGCAGGAACTAACAATGTTCAAACAATAGTTGCTGTTCTTGGCTCTAATTCTACAAGACCTGTTTTACAATTTTCTGAAAGCACTGCTAACACCATTAATGCAGGTATGTCTTTGGAGTACAACGGACAAGGTTCAGGTGCTACTAATTACATGTCAATAAATGCTGTAACTGGTGCAAGTATATTTAAAGTTTATTCAGGCGGTAATGTTCAGTTAACTGGATCTGCAAAACTTCTATTTAATAATAGTTCTAACTTCGGTGTTGGTGCTGGGGGACATAATTATAATTCAGTTTATGTAGATACTTTAGAATCAGGTAGTGCAAATGATATGCTAGAGCTTGTTTATTACCAAGGTTCAGGCGTAAGAATAGGACAGTCAGGTAGTGAGAAACCTCTAATTTGCGGAGCATTTACTTCAGGAACTATTACAGCAAATGGTGGTGGTAGCCAGCATGAATTTATATCTAGCTCTGATGCACCATTAATAACAAGGTCAACAGATGCAACTTCAGGATTAGGCTTTGTAGATAACAGTGCTACTAATTATTTATTTTACAGAGGATCACTTAACCATTTTTACTTTAATAGTGGAACTGTTGGTGTAGGTGTAGCTTCAGCAGGTAGTGGACAGGCATTAAATGTTGCAGGCGGTATAGGTATATCAAGCACAACAGTAATAGATGCCTCTCGTAACCTAACAAATATAGGAACTATATCTTCAGGGGCTATCACAACTAGCGGTAATTTTGTAATGACAAAATCTCAACCTTGGGTTGTTATTGAAAATACAACTGAAGATGGTGGTGGTATTGTATTTAATGACAATCAAGCAGGAGCTTGGCCAGCAGCATCCTCACAAGCATTTAGAATGACCTACCATTCAGGAAATAATAGCTTTGTTATGGGACATGATGAAAATTCATATACTGGATTCTCGTTTGCTTCAGGAGGCACTTTTACTGCATCAGGAGATGTGGTTGCATACTCAGATGAACGACTAAAATCAAATATTGTAACTTTAGATGGTAAAAAAGCATTACAAATGCGTGGAGTCAGTTTTGAAAAAGATGGCAAAAATAGTTCAGGAGTTATAGCCCAAGAAATAGAAAAGATTGCACCAGAGCTTGTTCATACCAATGACGATGAAATGGGCACTAAGTCAGTAGCTTATGGCAACTTGGTTGGTTATCTAATTGAGGCTGTAAAAGATCAACAAAAAGAGATAGAATATATGAAACTAGAACTTAAACTTTTAAAGGAGAATAATAATGGCGATTAGTAGTGTAACAACAGTTCAAAGATGTGAGGTTTATCCTCTTTCTGATACAAGTGCCGAGAATACATCAAACGCAAAACACCCATCTGTACTAGTGGTTTACAGTCACAGTCTAACAGGAACAGGCAACGATTCTGGCGTAGACGGTACTGTAAGCACAACAGTAAAAAATATTTTTAAATTTGTAGAAGACGGCGGATCTGCTACAGATGTATCAGGTGAAGACGCATTAGTGCAAACTATATGCGGAGCTATTTGGTCATAAGTTATGGCAGTTCCTATTTCAGGGGCTATATCATTAGCTAAAATCCGTAATGAGTTTGAGCAAAATAACTATGCTCATTCCTTGTATGGATTTACCACAGGACCAACATCTCTTGCAGCTGTTTGGGCAGGAACGTATGGGGCAATCAATACAGCAGCCTCTGATCCTGGCGGAACTCTTTATTCTTCCAAAACAGCAGCCCCCCACAGGGTGGGGGAAATTTTAGGGTATAACCATGATTTTTCTTCTGCAACAACTTATATAAATTCTTTTTCTTCTGAGTCATATAGTTCAGATAGTAATACCTCGTGCGGTATACAACTTAGGGTTCAATACCTGAATGGAAACATAGAAGTAAAATTTTATGGATCAGGGGATGTAGATTCTCAATCAGACAATACTCTTCTTTACAGAATAACAAATCCTCCTGCGGGATATACAGTAAGACATAATGAGGTTTCTTTGACAGACGCTGCTAGTGGAAGCGATGAAAATCCATATTATAGTGGTTCTAGTATTGGATATGATGGGTCAGCTGTCTCAATACCAGCATCAACCTCTTTTGTAGACTTTGATGCAAATTTAGATTCGGGGGGAGATTTTGAAGATCCTGGAACCTCTGATTGGAATTTCAGCAGCCAACTTATTTTTGAAAAGAGCGGTAGCACAACTTACACTTATAGTTTTACATTTAGTTTGACCGCTGAAAACAACGGGGAGGGTGGTGAATAGTATAAGTTTCAGAAAATTATATGTGGACTAATTTAGTTGATTAGTTATAATATTTTAGACTAACTTAATTAAGGAGTAATTATTACCATGGAACAGAATAACCAACAACAAGCACCACAAAACATTAACTTTGATGGGGATGACTATAACGTACAAGACTTAACGCCAAGAGTGGCTAACGAGTTTAATACGTTGTTTCGTATACAAAACGAACTAAATGATCTTTCTTACCAAATCAAAAAATGCCAAGCTGCTCAAACAGTTATTACAGAAGGTTTAAGAGAAGCTATAAAAGAAGATAAAGTAAAACCCATTGAGAAAGAACAAGTTGTACTAGAAGATTCTATAGAAGCTGAAGATGAGGTTTCTGTTAACTAAACTATTTAGACTTATGCCATCAAACAAAGAAACAATAACTAAACTCGAAGCGCACGAAAGAGAGTGCGCTATTAGATATGGAAATATAGAACAGAGATTAGAGAAAGGTGATAAAAAGTTTGATGCTATGGATACTAAATTTACTAGACTTATAGTGGGGTTATATGTACTTATTGCGGTCGCTTCGGGGTTTGATAGGTTCTTCTCCTAAACCTATGGATATAGAAAGGTGTAAGGCTGAGATTAAACGTCACGAAGGCGAAGTCTTAGAAATATACAAAGATAGTTTAGGTTATAAAACTCTAGGCATAGGCCACCTATGTCAACCAAATGACCCAGAATATGACTGGGAGGTTGGTACTAAAGTATCTCAAGAAGTAGTAGATCTTTACTACGAAGATGATTTTAACAAACACTTAGCAGAAGCAATTCACGTATTTGGTACGGAAGAAGGCTTTTATAATTTACCCCAAGATATTCAACACGTCCTTGTAAATATGTGTTTTAATCTAGGAGGGACTAGACTTTCTAAGTTTAAAAACATGTTAAAAGCTTGCAGAGAACATGACTGGAAGCAAATGTCCATTGAAATGGAAGACAGTAGGTGGTTTAAACAGGTTGGAAGAAGGAGTCTAGAACTACAAGAAATGGTTCTTAATAGTATATAATGAAAAAATGGCATATATTAAACTCAAAACCTTTGGAGGACTTGCCCCAAGGCTTTCTCCAAGACTCTTAAGGGATGAATTAGCTACAGTAGCTAATGACGTAAACCTTGAAAGCGGGCGTCTAGTACCTATTACAGACAATTCTGATACTCTTACCCTCTCTAACTCTTCTAGACAAAGCATTTTTAAATATACAGACAGCCCTGAACGTTGGGTTCAATTCGATGAAGATGTAAACGTCGTACGTGGACCGATACCCGGGGACAATAACGACACGTTATATTGGTCAGGTCAATCTTTCCCTAAAATGGGTAGGAACTCCGACATAATAGGTGGTTCTGTATACCCGAATGCTGCTTATAGGTTAGGTATTCCGGCTCCTACAGCCGCCCCAACAGTAGCTGCAGTAGGGCAAACTCAATTCGATGCTGTTATTGCTTTTGTTAACGAGAGCTCTACTATAACAATTACCACTTCTACTAGTGGATCTGCAGCTGCGCATGGTGTTACGGCAGGTGAATACTTAACACTAGCTGGTTTTGTAACTACCCAAGGTGTTACAGCTGCAAATATAAACGGTACTTATAAAATAAAGACAGCGCCTACAGTTTCTACTTTAACAGTAGAACTATCTGCTGCTGCAACTGGCACAGGTAATAGTGCTTCGGTAGCTAATGGAGTTGCTTTGGGTGGTAATTCGGACGCTGAACTAGACTACGAAACCTCGTACGTGTACACTTTTGTATCTGCGTACGGAGAAGAAGGACCTCCTTCCCCTGCCTCTACTGTTATAACTACAGATGATAATATGACGGTAGCTTTATCTGGATTAGAAACTTCTACAAGTATTAGTAATACCAACTTATCAAAGAAAAGAATATATAGATCTAACACTGGTTCTAACTCTACACAGTTTCAGTTTGTAGATGAGGTTACTTTAGCCGCTACTACTTACACAGATGTGTCAAAAAACAATGAATTAGCTGAAGTTTTACCTTCAGCGACTTGGATTGGGCCACCAGATGACGGTACGGTTTTGTACCCAGATGGGCCTATGAAGGGTTTAATATCTCTGCCAGGTGGAATACTAGCTGGATTTACTGGTAAAAGAATATGTTTTAGTGAAGCATTTTTACCACATGCTTGGCCTGCTGATTATAGAATAGCTATAGATGAAGAAATAGTAAGCATTGCAGCCACATCAAATGGAGTAATAGTAGGTACTAAAGGCGTTCCTTACTTAGTAACCGGTAGTGATCCTTCTGCTATGGTAGCTATAAAAATAGAATCAGGCGAAGCTTGTTTAAATAAAAGGTCTATGGTCGACATGGGGGAAACAATTGTATACGCAGGTCCAGACGGGTTGACTGCAGTACAAGGAGCTACTGCAAGTGTTGTATCACAAGAAATAATTACTCCAGAACAATGGCAAGCTAATTATTACCCTTCTACTATTACAGGTTTTAAATGGCAAGGGCGATATGTAGGGTTCTACAGCACGGGTTCTGGCTTTGGTGGATTTATCTTTGATCCTAGGGGTGGCATAAACACTTTTGTAGATTTAGATGCTAGTGCGTTAATACGCGGTGGTTTTACTGACCCTGACGACAACGAGCTTTATATAATTATAGGGAATAAAATTAAAAAATTCCAAGGTAGTTCTACAGCTCTAACTTATAACTGGAAGTCAAAAGAATATGCCACAGCTAAACCTACTAGTTTTGGGTTTCTTAAAGTAGATGCAGAAGCTTACCCAGTAACATTAAAAGTGTACGGAGATGGCTCGGTAATATACAACGCTACTATATCCACAAGTGGAAGTGCTTTTAGCATTACAGGCACTACCCCTAGTTTTAGTGCTACATCTATAACTGAACCTATGGTGCGCTTGCCAGCTAGCGTACATAAAACTTTTGCAGTAGAAATAGAAAGTGCAAAAATTGTAAACGAGGTTTGTTTAGGAGAGTCAATAGTAGAGCTTAAGGAAGTGTAATGGCTAAAACAAAGTTACCCGCCCTTAAAAATATCCCGCCTAAAACAGATAGAGAACTAAAGATTGCTTTAGATTCTATGAAAGAAGCAGTAGAAGTTAGGTTAGGTAGGCGTGGAGATCCTTTAGACAGAGCAGTAACTTTAAGAGAATTAATAGAGAGTGGCCTAGCTACCAGTCTTAGAAATAGTCCGTTTAATCCAGACGGAACCGGACCAGGAATAGGGCCCCCTAAACAGCCACCTGGAGACTTAACTGTACCACCAGCTCCTACAGGCTTAGAAGCATCCGGAGCCTTTACAAATATAATCTTAGCTTGGAACCAAGCTAGCTATGGTAATCATAGTTATACAGAAATATGGAGATCCCAAGATAACGCTCTAGGCGGCGCTACTCGTATCGCAACTACAAATGCGCAAGTGTATTCAGATGAAGTTGGGTATGGAGGAACTTACTATTACTGGGTAAGATTCGTAAGCATAACAAATGTTATTGGCCCTTATAATGATACAGAGGGTACTGTTGCTGAAACCGAAGTAAATATATCTGCAGTTATGACTACGCTTTCTGATGAGTTAAAACAGTTGCCGGGTTTTAATACCCTATTATCAGATATAGATGTAACTATAGATGCAACTACTCTTAGTCTGCAGTCTACTCTCGAGGGAATAGATACTGCAGTTGCTGCAGCTGCTACTTCAGTTAGTAGTTTATCTACTAATACGCCCAGGGTTATAAGAGGAACTACAGCTCCTACTACTAGGGCAGATGGCTCGGCTTTGCAAAGCGGCGATATTTTTATGGACTCGGACAATGGTAACGAGATCTTTGTGTATGTATCTGGTGTAGGTTGGGCGTCTAGTACTGCGGGTGCTACTAGTACTTCAGATACATCTTTACAGACACAAATCACTGCTAATGGAAGTACTATAAGTCAAACTGCTTCTGACTTACTTTTAGTTGCAGGGGTAAACGATAGGGCCAATATATCGCAAACAATAAATGTAGTAACTTTAAATGCTGCTATAACAAATAGTACCACCGGTTTAGCGGCAAATGCTAATGCAATTAGCGTTTTAGGAGGGAGGGTAACACAAACGGAAAGCAGTATAACTGCGCAGGCTCAAGACATAACAGACTTAGAAAGTACTCTTTCTGGCTACTCTGGCACCTCTACTGTAGCTACTGCTGTATCTGATCTAAGTACAAGAGTAACAAGTACAGAAAATTCTATAACAACTCAATCTCAAGACATAACAGACTTAGAAAACACACTAAGCGGGTACAGTGGTAGCTCGACTGTAGCTTCTGCGGTTAGTGGTTTATTGACACAGATACAATCTAATGACACAGACATAGCGGGTGCAAATGCGGCTATTAATACTAAAGCTAGTGCAGCTTCTGTTACCGCTTTAAATTTATCTCTTACTAATTTATCTAACACAGTAGATGGAAAAACTAAAACATTTGCTCAAACAAGCGTACCTACCGCTACTGCTATAGGTGATTTATGGATAAATACATCAAGTGGTAATAATCAATTGTACAGAGCCGCAGCTGTTGGTGCGGACGAAATTGCTTCTGGGGAATGGGTACTCGTACGAGACGCGGGTTTTGCTGCAAATGCTAGTGCTATAAGCACATTGACTGGCACGGTAACTCAACAGGGTAACACTATTAGTTCTAACTCTGGGAATATCACTAGTTTACAAAACGCTTTATCTGGATATACGGGCAACGGTGCAGTATCGACTGCTCTTAATACTTTAACAAATAGTGTAGCCTTAAAACCTATTACGTTTTTTCAATCTAGCATACCGACCTCTAGCGCTATTGGTGATATTTGGATGGACTCGGGTAATGACAATAAAGTTTATAGGGCAGAATCAGTAGGCGCGGACCAAAAGACATCTGGAGAATGGGTACTTGTACGAGATGCAGGAATTAGTGCTAACGCTCAAGCTATACTTGCTTTACAAAGTACTGTTAATAATGCTACTACAGGAGTAGCAGCTACTTCTAGTGCCTTAGGTACTTTAGAAACAAATGTAAATTTAATCCCAACTAATTTTTATCAACCGTCTCAGCCTAGTAGTGGTTTGACTAATGGAGATATATGGGTAGATAGTGACGATAATCAGATGTATAGGTACGATGGTACTAATTGGGCAAGCATAAGAGATGCAACTATTAGCGCTAATGCTCAAGCTATTACTGCATTAGAATCGGCCGTAACAGGCTATGACGGCACTACAACTATTGCTTCTGCTATAAATGGGCTAAGTACTAGCGTTAGTCAAAATGCAAGTGCCATAACTGTTAATGCCGATGCTATTACAGCAGTAGAATCTACTGTAAACCATGGAACAACTGGGGTAGCAGCAACAGCGAGTGCTTTAAGTAATTTACAAACTTCTGTAGAAGCCATTCCAGCACAGTTTTACCAGGCTACTGCACCAGCTACCTCAGGTTCAACGTTAGGAGATTATTGGATAGATTCAGATGATGACCAATTATATAGATTTAATGGTAGCGCGTGGGAAAGCTCAAGAGACAGCTTAATTACTTCTACTGCTAGTGATTTAAACCAATTGGAAACAACGGTAGGTGATAACACTGCAGATATATCAACTAATGCTACTGCTATATCCGATGAAGTTACAGCAAGAGCTCAAGCTGTAGCACAAGTTTCAGCAGCAACTGCTGCTAAAAACCAAACTTTTGTTGGTACGTCTGCCCCTACTGCTATAGCAGCTGGTGATTTATGGATAGATACCAGTCAAAATAATAGACTAAACAGGGCTACAGCTCCAGGAGCAACCAATTGGATAGAAGTTAGAGACGATCTTTATGGTACAAAAGCTACAATCTTTGCTCAGTCTAGTGCGCCTACTGCTACTGCTGTAGGAGATATATGGATAGAAACAGATAATGATGACAAAGTATATAGATGGAGTGGGTCAGCTTGGGAACCTGTAGGTATTCCTACTCAAGCTTCTGTTACTCAATTATCTACAGCTGTTACGGACATAGAAGGTAATGCAGCTGCTTCGTACGTACTGCAAGTTAATGCCAACGGCGCTGTTGCTGGCATGGTAATCGAAGCAAATGCAACAGATAGTGGTACAACATCTACTGCTGTTCAGTTTGTAGCAGATAAATTTGCCATATGGGACGGGTCAGGTGCTTCTTCTAGTAACTCTGTAGCTCCGTTCATTGTTGACTCGGGTGTTGTATACATAGACACAGCTAGAATTAAAAACGGCTCTATAGAAAGTGCAAAGATTGGAACATTATCAGCAGACAAAATCACGTTTGGGACTATGCATGGCGACCGTATAACAGCAGGTACTATAAATGCAAATAGAATAAACGGTGGTGTTATACAGTCTACGGACCTATCTAATAATACCAGCACAGTAATACACGGGGGTAATATAACCACAGGTACTATCGATGCTCAGTTTTTAGATGCAGACCTTATAGTGTCTTCGGACCTAGGTTCGGGTGGATCAACCGTGATCGACGGTTCACGTATCACGACTGGTTTAATTAATGCTGACCGTATCAACGTTACAGACTTAGTATTACCCACAGTAAACAAAACAGTATCAGGTAGTACTATAGGAGGCTTTCCAAGTAACCAAATGACATTGAAACAGGTAGGAGAAATAGGAACAGAGCCAGGTATATACCAAGGTTATGTAAGAGTCTTTGGTGGTAGTGGCCAGGTTAAAACATTAAGTATTGCAGCTGGGGATGGTACTTTTGGGTCTTCCGGCACAGATTTATTAAGTGGGGGTAATGCTTACAACAATGCTCCTAACAGTAGTACTTTACCGATGGCCAATACTGGGGGATTGCAATACCATTCTAATAGAGCAGAGTATTGGGCAGGTATAGCTAGATTCCAAACTACTAATGCTATTGCTCAAATATCTGTTACCTTTATAAAAAGAAGTGCTAACTCAGTGCCTACGCATTTATATGTACATGCGCAAGGAGACAATGGTACTAGGTATTTAACCAGTGTTGAGTATTCATTCCAGAGACTTGCACTTAATCAGCCTGACCAATTTACATTTACACCAGTAACAAGTGGGGCTGTTTCAACCACATTTACTTCAAACACTATTACGTTAGGGGGTTCTGGTTTTACTGGGGGTACAGCAACGCTTACAGGAACAGGTGCTACCTTTAGTATTAATGGAGGAAGCTATACAACAGGTTCAGTTACGGTATCTAACGGAGATACAATTACTGTAAGAGTTTTAAGCGCTAGTACAAATTCAACACCAAGATCAGGAGTAGTAAACGTAGCAGGCACGTCTGCATCTTACAGTGTTACTACTGTAGCCGGTAGTGGCAGCAATCCGCCCCCTAGCGGACCTGGCGGAGGGCTTAACCCATAATGGCTATACATAATTTTGACTACACATATGAGTTTGTAAACTGCGAAACTACTTTTAAAAGTGGCACAGATACTACTGCGATTGTAGCTCAGGTAACTGTTAATATAACTGCAGTAGACCAAGCTGACGATACAAAAACCATAACTACACAAGAAACACGAGCTTTAAATTATGGTCTTTTACAAAGCCAAGCGTTACCAGATAGTTTTATACCCGTGTCCGAACTTACAAACGATCAAATGATTAACTGGTTTAAAGCAGGCGTATCAACTACAGACTTAAATGGTTTTTATACTTGGCAGCTTTATGGCTATGCAGAAATGGATGGGACGTGATAATATAAGACATGGCATATAAATCAAAAACAGCAAAAAAACCTATAAAAAAGAAATCTCTTACTAAAAGACAAGAGGCATCTTTAAAAAGGCATTCCAAACACCATACTGCTGGGCATATGAAGTTTATGAAAAGACGTATGCTTTCAGGCGACACTATGAGACAAGCTCATAAAAAAGCACAATCAAAAGTAGGTAAGTAATGTACGAGTATAGATGCGGGATAACCAGAATAGTAGACGGCGATACGGTAGATGCAGAAATAGATTTAGGTTTTGATATCGTTTACAAATCTCGTGTACGTTTGTATGGCATAGATACACCAGAGTCACGAACGCGTGATTTAGATGAAAAAGCTAGAGGCAAGCTTGCTTCTAAGTTTTTATCTGATGCAATACTTCATGCAGACTCATTAAAAATCCAAACAAAACTAGACAAGAAAGGAAAGTTCGGTAGAGTTCTAGGCGTTATTGTTGCAGATGACGTAGATCTAAACCAAGCGATGATTGACAACTATTTAGCGGTTGCTTATACAGGACAAAGTAAAAGTGACATAGAGGATGAACATTTAGCAAACAAGGAGGAGCTGTTAAAGCTTGGTAAATATGAAGAAGTTATTAGCTAACATAGTAGGAAGCGTTGCTCCTACATTAGGAACTGCACTTGGTGGTCCTTTAGGCGGCATGGCGGGCGAAGTTATATCTAAAGTACTAGGGGTAGAAAATACTCCAGCCGCTTTGGAAAAAGGTATAGCCGCAGCTACACCAGAACAACTATTAGAAATTAAAAAAGCTGAAAAAGATTTTGAAGCAAAGATGAAACAGCTTGATGTAGATATATACAAACTTGAAGCAGAGGAAAAACAAGACGCACGTAAGCATTTTTCTAAAGACTGGACTGCTCGCATAATGGGTATAGCAGTTGTAGGTGGGTTTATGGGTTATATATTCTTAGTTACCCTACAGCCACCTGAACAAAATAGTGAAGCTTTAATCAATTTGGTTTTAGGTTATCTTGGCGGTTTAGCTAGTGCAGTTATATCGTTTTATTTTGGAGCTTCTAACAGCGCTAAAGACGAGTAATGGATTCGGCAGTACAACTTATAACTGAACTTGGATTTCCTATTGCAGCAGCTTTAGGATTAGGTGCTTTTGTATGGAAGTTAATTAATAGAATTATTGATGGCATGGAAGTTAAGGTAGATACTTTAGACGAAAAATTGAACTCATCTATGTCTAACCTTGAAGACAGACTAGGCACCAAACTTGACTCACAGCATGGTATTTTAGTAGCATTGATTGATAGGGTGCGAAGTTTAGATAATGAAATCATCAGACAAGACACTATGATTAAGACAATTCTAGGCGTTCCACAGTTAATTAATATTGATAAATTAGCAAAGGCGGATAGAGATGACCAAAGAAAAGATTAAAAGAAAAGTAGGCAGACCAAGCAACGCTGAACTCAAGCGTAGAAAAGAAGAAGCTGAAAAAGATAAAATTATATGGTTTGTTATGGCTGTAGGAGTTGCTTTAATTATAGGCATACTGGCACAGAACTTACGAGCAGACCAAATGACACACAAATTTAAGTCGCCTTCTTTTAGCGGAGAAAATACTTCTAGCCATTATTTGACTATAGACAACGTTGAGTACACCAGACGTATGACTATTAAAGCAGAGATAAAAGCGTTACAAGATGAAATAGAAAGAGATAAAGAAAACACTACGCTTGCAAGGTTTATTAGAAATCTAGAGTCAAGAATATATGCTCAGTTATCTAGGCAGTTAGTAGAAGCTTTGTTTGGAGAAACTCCAAGCGACAATGGTACAATTGAGTTAGAAGGTAATACTATTACCTACAGTGTATTAGACGGCATAATAACTTTAACCATAGTGGACGCAGAAGGAAATGAAACAATTATCCAAATTCCTATCGGTAGCTTTACTTTCTAGCTGCGCTTCTTTAATTTTTGACCCTATAGAAAACAACTTAGGCCCAATCCAAAGAATAGAAAATGCACAGATAGAAACTCTAGCCGTATCTAATCTTGCTTCTGTTAGCATACCAAAACGACAACCTGTAGTAGCTGTATACCCTACGGGTTTTACAGACCAAACCGGACAAAGACTCAGTAATTCAAGCTATGCTTCTTTTTCTACTGCTATAACACAACTCCCAAGTGCTTATCTTATAAGAGCTTTGCATAAGGCTGGTTCTGATAACGGTGGATTTTTCACGGTGGTAGAGAGAGTAGGCCTTGATAACCTAACTAAGGAACGTCAGATCATACGAAGCACTAGAGAACAAAAAGATGAGGGCGCAGAACTAGGGGCCCTTTTGTTCGCTGGTTTAATTATAGAGGGAGGTGTGATAGGATATGAGGGTAACGTTACATCTGGAGGTGCCGGAGCACGTTATTTAGGTCTTGGTGCAACCAAGGCTTATAGAAGAGATTCGGTAACAGTACAACTTAGATTAGTGTCTGTTACATCAGGCAAAGTTTTATTGGAGACACTGGTAACAAAAACGATACTAAGTGCCTCATTGAGTAACGATGTTTTTCGATTTATCTCTGACGATACAGAGTTAGTTGAGATAGAGAGTGGTGTTGTAAGAAACGAGTCCGGAGGATTGGCTTTAAGGGCCGCCATAGAAACAGCAGTTCTGCAGATAATCAAGGAAGGTACAGAAGCAGGCTATTGGAGTATAGATGAAAAATTTAAAATTGATTGCGATGATGCTTGTGTTACCGCTATACGCGGCTGATAACGAGATATATGTAGACCAGGCCGGTGCCACACTAAACTTAGACCTAGAACAACTAGGGTCTGGAAATATTATAGGTGGGTTAAACTCTACCGCTGGTTCTTTGACCCCGCTCGACCTTGACGGTGCTACTATGACGTTAGATATAAACCAGATAGGTAGTTCTAATACCTTTTTAGGAGACATACTAGCTGATAACTTTACAGGTTTCTTTGAGTTTGATGGAGACAGCAATGACTTTAATATTCAAGTAGATCCAACTAATACCTACGGAGCTGATGGTAGTGATTTTAATATAGACGTTACAGGTGACAGCAACGACTTTACTTTAAACGTAGGCACATCAGCACTTGCTGCTACTTTAGATTTAGACTGGATCATTAATGGTTCTAGTAATACATTTGATTTTGATATTAATTATGATGGCGGTACATCTTACGTAGATGTAGACGGTGACTCTAACAATGTTACATTTGACGGCTCAGGATATGCCGGCGGGTATTTTTACCTAGATCAAACAGGAAGTTCAAGAACATTTAACATACAACAACAGAGTACACTAGATAATGACTGGCTTAAAATTATTTCTACTGGTTCTTCTGGCACTGTTTGTGTCATACAAAACGACGGCGGAACAAGCACCGGCTGTTAATATTGGCGGTATATCAGAACTAAAAGGAGACGCTAGCGTATTAAGGGACCAACCTTACGGTGCTGAGTTAGACTTCGACATTCAACAAATGGATGATGTTCGTACAACTAACGGACGCGTAGGCATCACCTTTCTGGACGACTCTATTGTCCGACTAACAGAACATTCAAAACTTGTAATTACTGAGTATGTATACGACCCTGACCCATCTAAAGGTAAGATGGCTTTGCGTTTTGCTAACGGCACAGCACGTTTTGTTAGTAGTAAGCTAGGAAAAATAGATAAAAAGAACATCTCGTTGTCCACACCTACAGCAGATATAGCAATTAGGGGTACAGATTTTACTTGTACAGTAGATGAGCTAGGCCGATCACTTATTATACTATTGCCAGATGCTAACGGAGTATCTAGTGGTGAGATACTTGTTACTACTGCAATGGGTACAGTAACACTAAACAAACCTTATGAAGCTACAACTGTAAATGTATTTGAGTCTACGCCAAGTAAACCTGTTATTTTAGATCTTACGCTAGAGATTATTGATAACATGCTTATTGTTAACCCGCCTAAAGAAGATCCTTTGTATGCGGAAGAACAAGGTATTAGTAACAGCGGTGCAATATTAGATATAGACTATTTAGAGTTTGAAGACTTAGAGTTTGATTACTTAGCAGAAGATTCGCTTGAGTTTAGCGAGCTCGACATAAACTATTTAGATGTAAACTTCTTTGAGGACTTACTTGCAGTTATACAAGAGTTAGATACCTTAGGAGATCAGGCATTGGCTACTGGTTCTTTAGTTCAAGGCACACGGTTCGGGCAAGATTTAACTACCCAGATAACAACCTTTACGCAAGACGATACACTTATATTGGAAAGAGCTGTTACACAAAGCACTAAGTTAAGTTTAAATATATCGCAAGGTTATACTATAATATTATTACAGGATGGTAAGACACAACAGGTGTTAGTAAACGGTGGAGGCGACTCTACTATAAAAATTACACAAGGATCAGGATGAAGAAATGGATTTCGTTTGTAAGCATAGGAGCTCTTTGCTTACCTTTGTTATTTAACTGGCAGGCACTTGAAGTACTAAAACTAAAAACATTTGACGCACTCGTACAAACACCAGATCCATCTGGCTGGTTTGTAACTTTAGATATAACAGAAGAAGATGTAGAACTTGCGGGCGGCTGGCCTTACCCGCGTAAAGACCTTGCACGAATACAATTAGATTTATTAGAAGCAGGAGCTTTGGGTGTGGGTTGGGTTGTTGCATTTCCACAAGCAGATAGATTTGGTGGCGACCAAACATTTGCTGATGCACTTGCACAAGGGCCTAGCGTAATTGCTACGTTTGAAGGGGGCAGCTCTTATGCGCCAACTACAGGCACAGTTATATTAGGAGATGGAGAACCCATACAAGGTATCGCTTCACAAGGTGTAATTGGGAATGTGTCCGTGCTAACAGACTCAGCTTATCAGGGGCTGGCAGTTGCACGTACTGATGTAGATAATTTAGTTAGGCGTTTACCTTTATTGCTTCAAACTCCAGATGGTTGGACTCCGTCTTTTGGAGTGCAAGTTATTAAAATGATTAGTGGCGCAGATACGTACATTATTAAAGGGCAGCAAGGACAAATAGAAGAACTTACTATACCTAACTACGCAGAAATACCAGTAGACAGTATCGGCCGTAGATGGGTATCTTGGATTGACACCCCGAGCACTAGCCTGGAAGAGATGAATGTACGGGATAAGTTTGTGTTTGTAGGTGTAAGCGCAAAAGGTGTTATGCCTCAAATAGCTACGCCAGTTGGCTTGTTGTACCCCCACCATATACAAGCCGCGTTAGCTGAGAGCATGACGGTAGACGTGCCAGCAATACCAGGCACTGCGTTACTATATGAATTACTTATATTAGTAACTGTACTATTATTAGCTGTACTTATAATACGTACGCTAGGGCTCGTCGGAACTCTTGTAGGGATCGTGGGCCTTGGTACTTTGACCACGGTCGGTGGTTGGTATCTTATAACATC